TTGTACTTGCATACCTATTTGAGCTCATTAGGTGGAAGATATGGGGCTTTATATGGGGTGCTATATGGTGGTTATTTGTTCATACCTTAATAGATACAAGTATCCTATTGCAAGGGCTTTTTTTTTTCTCATGGATACAAGGCTAAAATAGTTAAGTAATAAGAGTAAAACCCTTGTGGGTTGCCCTCCCACTACCACCTATTCAACCCAGGCACACCCTTTGTAACTACTTAAACTATGTTATTGTGTGTTTGTGTGTGTTATTGTGGGCAAAAGAGGGGTGCACCTAGGAAAGTCGTGGAGCAAAAGGGGGTGGGTAGGTCTGGTCGGGGTACCCAACAAAAAAAACCTAGGAAAATATGGGTAATACCTGTAAACACCGCATTTAAAAATTAGGTAAAAACAAAGAAATTAGACTGAATCTAAATAAGAAGTGTTATGTTTGTGGTGTAAACACTATTAAGATTGAGTCTAAATAAGGCAAAAATCGGGTCAAACTCATGGATAAAGTCTTGGTTATTAAGGAGTTAGGTGTTATTTAGATTCGTTCTAAATAAGAAAAGATATATATTATATTATTATACTATTTAGTATACTATTAGTGTAATGATATAGTGTAATAAGTTTTCGGTTAGCCAATTTTGAAAAAGAAAGTAAAAACCATTTTCACATAAAAAAAATATAAACCCAGTTTGAAACCCTTAAACAACTACACTTATGAGTGAAGAAAAGAAAAGAGAGGTTCATCCAAATAGTATTAAGAACTTAAAGCCTGTTCAAAAGGGTGAGGTTCGTAATCCTAATGGCAGACCAAAGAGTATGATTAGGAAAGTCATCGAAGAAGCAGGTGATATTCTTGATGTCAAGCTAAGTAGGCATGATGTAATGAGTGTTACCGCTTTGGTTCAATCAATGACCGTTAGTGAGATTAAAAGAGTAGCAACCGATTCTCAAACCCCTGGCTTCATTGCCGTAGTAGCCAATGCCATCTTAGGTGATATTAAGAATGGTGAAATGAAGAATACCCAATTTATGTTGGAGTTTCAACATGGAAAGGCATTACAAGCTATTCAAATGGAAAAGGTAGTTAGAGAAGATATTATAGACCCAAGACAATTAAGCGATGAAGAAATTAGACAAAGACTTTCAGAATTACGAAATAGAGATATTGAGGAGAGAGATTTCGAGGAGGTCGTTTGATAACTTTGTTAAGTACATTAAGCCCGACTATGATATGCAATGGTTTCATAAAGTTATATGCGACCACTTGGATAAGGTGCTTAATGGTGAGATAAAGAAGTTAATGATATTTGTGCCTCCTCAACACGGGAAGTCCGAATTATCTACTCGTAGTTTTCCGACTTATGCACTTGGTAAGAAGCCTAATTTAAAGATTGCTCTTGCATCTTATAACGCAACCCTTGCCGAACAATTTAGTGCCGAGATACAACGAAGGATTACAAGTGATGAGTATAAAATACTTTTCCCCGATACACGCATTAGTGAAAAGAAGGGTGAAGCTATTCGTACTGCCGAGTTTTTTCAAGTTGTTGGTAGTGGAGGCTATTTAAAAGCCGTTGGTCGTGGTGGTTCACTCACTGGAACTGCCGTGGACTTAGGTATCATAGATGACCCTTTAAAAGACCGACAAGAGGCACAATCAAGCATTATTAAGGAGCAATTGTGGAATTGGTACACCGATGTGTTTGAAACTCGCTTACATAACGATTCAGCACAAATTATTATCCAAACTCGGTGGTATGATGATGACTTAGCAGGTAGATTGCTTGAGAGAGATGATGATTGGACAATTATTGAGTTTCCTGCTTTAAGAGAAAGAGCCGAGAATGATTACGACCCAAGAAAAGAAGGTGAGGCTTTATGGGAGGCAAAGCATAGTGCAGAGAAGCTATTAAGGGTCAAAAAGAACGAACCTTTTACTTTTGAATCACTTTATCAACAAAACCCTAAACCAAGTAGTGAATCTTTGATTTATCACGATTGGCAAGTGTGTGAGTTCTTTCCAAAGGATGCCGATGTTATCTTTAGTGGACTTGACTTTGGATTCTCTAATGACCCAACTGCTTTGATAAGAATTGCTAAAATTGGTAATAAGTTGTACCTTGACGAAGTAATTTACGATAAAGGATTAACTAATTCCGATTTGGTCAAAAGGATTGAAATGTACCCCGATAAGTACGGGGAGATTTATGCCGATAGTGCCGACCCTAAATCAATTGAGGAATTAAGGCGTGCTGGGGTCAAAGTTCTTAAAGCAGTAAAAGGGAACGATTCCGTTAATGCTGGTATTAGTAAATTGCGAGAGTATGAAGTGTATTACACTCGTAGGTCAAAGAATATCAAGAAAGAAGTGGATAATTATCAATGGCTAACGGTTGGTGGTAAACCAATCAATAAACCAATAGATGATTTCAACCACGCACTTGATGCTATTCGATATGCGATTTATACGAAGTATTCTAAAAAGAAACTTTTAATTTTTTAAACAATGGGATTACTTGATTTTTTTACTGGCAAAAAAGCCATTAACATTAATGCTCAACAAATGAAGCAACAACAAATCTTCATGGGTGGGCAAACCTATTCTTTGTACAACGCTGACTATCGTGATGCGATTCAAAATGGATACGAAAAGAATGTGGATGTGTATGCAATCATTAGTGATATTGCATCTCGTGCCGTTGAAGTTCCGTTAGAATTATATCAAGCTAATAAGGTTGATGTAAAGAAAGCCGAGAGATATAAATCCTTAATGATGCGACCAAATGATAGAAGTATCTTGGAAGCTAATGGCATTAGGAGAAAGAACTTAAAAGAATTGGAAGAACATCCAATTTTGGCATTATTAAGACAACCTAACAATTACCAAACAACAAAGGAGTTTTTTGAGGCTATTTTCTCATGGTACTTGCTTTTAGGTGATGTAGGTGTTTATGCCGAGGAGGACCCGATTAAAAAGGGTAAAATTGCAAGACTTCATGTCATTGCTGCTAACGACTACCAAATCGTTACCGATGGATTCCGTAAGATTACTGGGTATAACATTTTCTCTTTAAATGTAAAAAACATTGACCCTAAGTTTTTCTTATCGTTTCGTTCATTTAACCCTAACGAAACTAACTTCTTGAGTATCCCTCGTGGATTCTCTCCTTTGCAAGCTGGTTCTCGTGTGCTACAAAAAGCAAATAGTGGAGAAGAAGTAGCGATTGAGAATTACGAAACTCGTGGTGCAGTTGGTATGCTTTATACCGATGACCCTAATGTTCAAGATATTAGTGGAACTGGTTATCAAGACTTACAAGACCGAGTTTATGACAAAGTTTATAATTCGGCTAACCAAGGTCGTATTGCTTTCTCAAATACGAAGATGGGTTACTTGAAGCTATCAACAAGCAACATTGACTTAGACCTTCGTCAAATGAGTAAGCTATCTACCGAGCAATTGTGTCGCTTATGGCACTATCCTTATGTTTTATTAAACTCGGATAACTTAACGGAAAGCAACTTGGCTCACTTTATCCGTAGAATGATTATTAACTGCGTTATTCCGTTGCAATCAAAGGTGTTAGAAAAAATGCTTGCTTGGCTAGCCCCTACGATGAGCATTAACCCATCCCAATATATTCTTCGTTTTGATGTTGATGCTTACCCTGAAATGAAGCAAAACTTCTTGGATGCAGCGACAATCTTGGAAAAACTTGATGGTGTGCTTACACAAGACGAGAAAAGGGTGTTTATGGACTTTGAGCCAACTAATGACCCGATTATGCAAAATGTGTATATTAAATCAAATCAAGTGCCGATTGGCAGCTTGAATGTTGACCCTAACACAATTGGTTCGCCAATTATAGATGAAGATTAATATGGATTACATAACTTCAATTATTTTAATAGTTAGTGTAGTAGGTTCTTTCTTGCTTGGGTTCATCATTACTTATGAGCCTGAGCATAAAAGAATTGAACGCAAAAAGGTTGAACGCATATTTAGAAACAAACGATGACCGAAGAACAATACATCCGAGCATGGACACGAAGGCATGATATAAACGAAAGAGGTTTTTATGCTTTCTTACAAACTAAATTAAATATTGAAACAAAGGCTTACATTCAAAGCCTACAAGGAAGGAATCCGAGTACATTTCACATCACATCGCACTTTAGTGACAAGTGGATGATGGAAATACTTAAAGATGCTTATTATAAGTTCGGTAGAAAGCAAAATGAGTTCCTTAATGGGACAAACAAAAAAGCCGAAGATGATGAATTTAATAACGCATGGAATTTAGCCGTTCTTTTGCTATTTAACAACCTCGTTGAGTTCATTGTAATACTTGGTATCATTCGGACAATAAAAAACGATATAAAGCGATTTGTGGAGGATAAGGTTAGTCAAGGTATTCCGACAACGGCGATAATTACTTTACTCGGATTATATTTAACTCAAAAGAATATTATTCGTGCTCAAACGATTGCAAGAACTGAAACTACAAAGATTATGAATCTTGCAAGTTTAGAGTGGGCTAAGTTGGAGAAAAAAGAAATTAAGAAAAAATGGATAGTTACTTTAGATGGAAAAGAAAGAGCAACGCATAATGCTATGGCTAATTATCCTGCTATTGGCTTATCTGAAAAGTTTATTGTAGGTGGATTCCCTATGAATGCCCCTGGTGATAATAGTGCCCCCGTATCCGAATTAGTTAATTGCCGATGTGGGATAATGTTTGTATAGTTTGGTAGTAATTTATTTTTGTTATATTTGCGAATATTGAATTAGATATGAGAGATTATAAAATAAAGTCTGATGGAGAGATTACTGACTTAGACATCGAAAAGCGAATCGTTACAGGTTACGCAGCTAAGTTTGGTAATATTGATTTACATGGTGATATGATTATGCCTGGTGCATTCTCTAAAACCATTAAAGAAAGAGGTGTAGATGGTAAGAATGAAATTTGGTTTTTACATGACCATGATTCTTCTAAACCTCTTGGAAAGCCACAAGTCTTAAAGGAAGATTCTTTTGGTCTTTACTTTGAAGCTAAAATTGTTGATACCGAAGTTGGTGAGGACATCCTTAAACTTTACGAAGAAGGATTGATTAATCAGCACTCAATTGGTTTCTCAACAATTAAGGAAGATAGAGTAGAGCCTAAAAACGGGATTCCTTATTATGAGATTCAAGAAGTTAAATTATATGAGTTTTCTTCAGTTTTATGGGCTGCTAATCCCGATACACCATTCTTAGGGTTAAAATCCTTAGATGCTAAAGGGTTATCAGATAGATTCGAAAAACTTTACAAAATGTTGCGTAAAGGAAATTTAAAGGATGAATCCTATGAATTGTTAGAAATTGAGTATAACTTTATCAAGTCGGAAATGTTCAAGCTAATTAATGGTAGAGAGAAGTCGGAGATTACAACCACTCTTGAAGCGATTAATCCAGAAGAATTAATCCAAAAACAACAATTAGAATTTTTACAACAATTAAAAAACTCGTTTAAATAATGGAGGATATTAAAAAATTAGTTGAGGAAGTAAAAGGCGACCTTAACGAAATGATTCAAAAAGGTGTTAGTCGTGAAATCGAAGGTTTGAACATTGACGATTTGACTAACCAAGTTAAGAATGCAGGTGAGAAATTTGCTTCTTTAGAGGAGAAATTAGGATTGGTAGAGAAGGGATTAGCTGATGCTATCTTGGATTCTAATCAAAAGAATGTAGCTTCTCAACCAGAGAACTTCATGGCTAAGGCTTTCGAAGCTAATGCTGATAAATTTAAGGCTTTAGGTGCTCGTCGTGATGCAGCTTTCGGATTGAACATGAAGGCAGTAGGTACAATGACTTTGCCTGCAAACATTGGTTCTGATTGGGCTTCTAAGATTGCTGGTTTGTCAAATGTTGTATTGACTGACCCTTTCCGCCAAATTCACTTGCGTGATTTGATGCGTTCTTCTACAATTGAGCAAAATGGTGTATTCAAGTTTGCTAAGAAAACAAGTGGTGAAGGTGCTCCTGCAATCCAAACTGAAGGTGCTTCTAAGGCTCAAGTAGATTACGATTTCACAATCACTGAGGTAACTCCTAAGACAATCGCTGCTTACGCAAAGATTTCTAAGCAAATGTTACAACGTTTATCTTGGTTGCAAAACTTCGTATCTACTCAAATGGTACAAGATTTGTTAATCGTTGAAGATACTAACTTGTTAGACACTGCTGGTACTTCTGATTTTGTAGGTCTTTGGGAATCAGCAACTTCTTACACTCCATCAGGTTCGGTAACAACTTCTTCTAACCGTTGGGATAAGTTAGCTAATGCTATCGCACAATTGAAGGCTGCTCGTTTCACTCCAAATGTTGTTTTGGTTAACCCAATCGACTTCATGGAATTGTTGATTAACAAAGAATCAGGTGCAGGTTACTCTTTCCCTTCTTTAGTTGCAAGTGGTAACTTGTCTATTGCTGGTGTTCCTGTAATTGCTACTGACATCATTGATGCAAATAGCTTCTTAGTAGGTGATATGAACCGTGCAGCAGAATTGTTGTTCGAAGATAACATCATGACTGAGTTTGCTTACGAAGATGGTGATAACTTCACTAAAAACTTGGTAACTGTTCGTGTTGAGGAATCAATCGCATTGCCAATATACTTCGGTTCAGCAATGAGAAAAGGTGTTTTTGTGGTAGCATAATATATCTTTTTGTTTTGTTTTTTGTTAATTATGTAAGCCTACTTCCCATAAGAACAGTAGGCTTATTTTTTAAAAACTAAATAATAATATAATGGCAAAGGTAAAAGTATTGACTATTTTCCATGACTTAGAAACTAATGCTTTGCGTAATGCAGGTGATATTTTTGAGTGTACAGATGCTCGTGCAGATGTATTGAATAATAAAAAATTAGTAGAGGTTTTAGAGAAATCTGCCCCTGTTAAAGCAGATAAGGATAAGGCTGATAAACCTGTATTCAAGAAGAAATAATGTCTTACGAATTAGAAGCAGTTAAAACTCAAGGTATGGATTTGGTGGTAACATTAGATTCATTACCTATTCCTATAACTTTAGCACAAGTTAAGGAGCATTTGAACATTGATTTTGATGACCAAGATGACAAACTTACGGCTTTATTAGCTTCCGCTTTTCGTGAGGTTGAGTTGTTCACCGAGTGTGGATTAAAGACTAAGACCGTAAGATTATCTTATACTCAAATCAATGGTACGGTTATGTTGCCATTTGCCCCAATTCAATCAATTACTTCGGTAACTGATTTTGATAATACTGCACTTGTTCTTGATACTGATTATGAATTAAGTGGAGAGAAAACAAAGTTAAGTGCTTACAATGGTAATGGTATTAAAATAACTTATGTATGTGGATTCACTTCATTGCCTAAAGATATTGAGAACTCAATTCTTGATATTATTGCCGTAGATTTCGACAATAAGGTAGAAGATAAAAGACTTGCATTAAAAGCAATTAAGGACAGAATAAGACATTATCGCCCTATTTATGTATAACAAACTTAATCGAATTAAAGGTACATTTAAACGCAAACTATCGGGTACTCCTGATGGTGCAGGTGGCTTATCGGGTGTAACTTATTCAAGCTATACGACAAGTATTTACTTTGCTGAAACAAGTTCTTTCTATGGCAACTATGGAGGTATCCGAAACATTGAAAGTTCTAAGTTTGGTGTCAATCAATCCTTTGAAGGAGAGATGCGTTATCGTAACTCATTTATTCCAATAACAACTGATATTTTAGAGGTTAATGGAGTTGAGTATGCTTTAAGCAATATAATTGACCCTGACTTTACAAAAACAAAACTTACTTTTAAAGCAACAAAAAGAAGTGCTTAAATTAAATTTCGCTGGTCTTAAAGTTCTGCAAAATAAAATTGAGAGGTCTAAAATTAGGCTTGAATCTATTTTATATAATACGGTTGAGAATGAAGCTGATTACATTGAATTAATGTCTGCTTTAAATGCTCCTTATAAAACTGGTGATTTAAGAGGTAGTCAATATAAAAACTTAGTAGAAAGAACTAATAATAAAAGGGTTTATAAAATTGGGTTTAAAAAAACCTATGCAGTATATCAAGAATTTGGAACAGGTAAAAGATTTCGTTTAAATAAAGAATATTCCGAGTTTTCTGATTTAGCTATAAAATTTAAAAAAGGAACTCCTATTATTTCAGTTTCACCACAAAGGTATTTTTTACATTATTATGTACTAAGTAGAAGGAGATTAAATAGAGAAACAAGTAAGCACATTAAACGAATTTTTAAATGATAAACAAGGATAGTGCATTTGATTTACGGAAGGCATACTACCAAGCATTAAGTGGGATTACTTATAATAGCCAAGCAGTTGGTGTTTATGATGAAATTGTTCCCGAAGGTGCAGTATATCCTGTTATTGTTTTAGGGAATCAAATTTCAAGAGGAGAAAGAAGTAAGGATACATTTCAAAGAGATTCTACAATTGAAATTAGTGTTATCCAAAGATATGATTCAAGTGAAGGTGGTAAAAAAGAGGTGAATGACATTTCTAATCTTATCATTGCAAGAATTATTACTTCCAATAATACTTATGGATTTAGTCAATACCTTGAAGGGTGGCAGGTCATCAATTGTGAATATCAAACAAATTCCGTAATATTACAATTGCCAACAGGATGGCAAGTAGAACAAAATATAATTTTCAGTCAATTGTTAAATCAATTAAATTAATAATAAAATGGCATTAGTAAAAGGAACAGACTTACGCATTTTCGTAGGTACTAAAAAAATAGCAAACGAAACTACTTGTAGTATCGACTTATCCACTTCAATGATTGAAACTTCAAGCAAAGATAGTGGCGCATGGGCAACTCAAATTCCAGGTCGTAAGTCTTGGTCTATCACATCTACAATCCAAGTTGATTATGCAGATGGTGGCTCTAACTACACTTACGATGAGTTATTGACTGCTTGGTTAGACCAAACTGCTTTAACTGTATCATTCAAGACTGCAACAGTAGCAGATACAACTCTTACAGGAACTGCTTATGTGGCTTCTAAGCCTGTACAAGCAGGCGACCAAGAGATTGCAACTGTTGAAATCACATTGCAAGGTACAGGAGCATTGACTAAGGATGTCGTAGGTGCTTAATAATCAAAAATAATTGATTACATTTGGGGTGAGGATTTAGTTCTTCACCCTTTTTGTTTAAACCCACAAACACAAAAAACATGAGAAGTATTACTTTTGAAGGCAAAAAAATCAACTTTGACTTTTCTTTAGGAAGCATTAATGATGTGTATGTTAAGGAGTTAGGAGGCGACTTCAATGACTTAATTAATATGCAAGAGTATGAAAGCAATCCATCTAAACTTATTGAGGTAACTCGTGATATGATGCTTAGTGGTCATATTTATTGGCTATACATCAATGGTCATGAAGAAGATGCTGATGCCTTAATCACAAAGATTAAGAGTGCTAAAATGATTGCAACAAAATGGTTGATGCAAACTCAAGTAATTACTGTTGTAGAATGGATTACTAAGGATTTAATGCCGAGTGATTTAGATGCACCAAAAGCTACGCAAGCAAAAAAAAAGTAGAGATAACTTGGAGCAATATGCTTACAAGAATTTATAGAACAGGTTTGAAGCCGTGGGAGTGGAAAAGAATGACTTTAGGAGAATTTCTTGACTATGAACACGGCTTTGAGTTTAGGAAGGCAGAGCAATGGGATGTTACAAGAAATATTATGTGGGCATCTTTGGCTGCAATGGGAGGTAAGGATATGAAACAACCTAAAGACCTTGTACCATTGTGGATTGACAATATAGGCAAGGATTTAGAAAAATCAAAAGAAAAAGAGTATCTTTCGGATGAAATAGTTAAAAAGTGGGTTAATTCTATTGAGTAATGGCAGAAACTAATGAGTTTTATATAAAGATTGGAGCAGATGTAGATGATGCGATGAACAAACTTAATCGTTTGTCATCTCAATTATCTCAATTAGCATCTTCTACGCAAAGAAGTGGTAATCGAATTAGTGGTAGCATGGATACTACTGCTAAGTCAATATCTCAAGCATTTGGTGCAATGGGATTGGCACTTACTACTGCTGGAATTACGACTGCTATTATTGGAATAGGTAAAGCTGCACTTACAACTGCTGCTGAATTAGAGCAAATATCGGTTTCATTTAGAGTATTTACGGGTAGTGCAGAGGTTGCGAAAAATATGCTTGCTGATTTAAAAAATCAAGCATTAAAGTCGCCAATGCAATTCCAAGACATTACAAAGGGTGCTCAAACATTATTACAATATGGCTTAACTGCTCAACAAGTTGTTCCTATTACAAGGATGTTGGGTGATATTTCTGGTGGTAATGCAGACAGATTTAATCGTTTAGCATTAGCATTTGGTCAAGTAAACGCATCGGGTCGTTTGATGGGTCAAGAGGCTCGCCAAATGATTAACGCAGGGTTTAACCCATTGAAAGCTATTTCAGATGCGACAGGGGAATCTATGGCTTCTTTGACACAAAGAATGCACGATGGTCAAATATCTGTTAAGGAAGTTGGCGATGCTTTTATATCAGCTACAAGCAAAGGAGGTCAATTCTTCGGAATGGCTGATGAGCAATCACAAACACTACAAGGTCAATTCAATAAATTATCTGAAAGTGTAAGTTTTGCATTAGCAGAAATGGGTGATTCCATGGCTAAAGCATTTGATTTAAAGGGTGCAGTAAGTGGTATATTGTCATTTATGAATGACTTTAAAACTGCTATGCAATCAAATGAATCAGTTGCTCAATTATTATCATTAGCTATTGAAGGCATTAAGTTAGTTGTAAAAGGATTGACTGCTGCATTAATTGGGTTAATAAATCTTTGGCAAGGGCTTGTTGGTGTATTCATGTTTATGGTGAATAATGTCTATAAGCCTATTATTAATTTCTTTGCTAATATTTATAAAAAGATTTACGATTTTATTCATGGAATAGAATTTCTTGGCAAGGCACTTGATTGGTTAATTGGAAAATTCACAAAGATTGATAATGCAAAACCATTAGAGTTGCCAAAAGTTGATGATTCTCAACTTACAGGATTAAGTGAAAATCCAAGTAAGAAACAATCAACAGGTCGTAAAACTGAAAAGGTTGAAGTCATTGTTGGAACTGATTTCCAAACTAAGGAATATGGTACACATTTGAAGAAACTTCAACAAATGAGTGCTGATGCAATTGCTGAGATTAATAACATTGGATTACAGGGAAGTAAAAAGAAATTAGCTGATTTAACTGATGCTTTCAATAAAGAGAAGGCTGAATTTCAGCGATATGGAATTGATACCGCAAATATTACAAGATTATACTTGCTGAAGGTTGCTCAATTGCAAGGTGAGATTGAATCAGAAAGAAAGGGTGCGTTGATGAAACTAATCAAGCCACTACCAGGAATGGAGGGTGGAATGCTTGGTAAGGCACTATCAGATGAGCAATTAGCTAAATTTGGTGCATCTACACAAATAGCATTAAAAATAGCACAAGACACTGCCGAAAAGATGAAGATGGCATTTCTTGGTGTTGCCAATGTAATTAGTGCTTCGGTTGACGAAATGACACAAAGTGTCGCTTCTCAATTTGCTGATATGTTTTCTTTTATTGGTGAAGGAGGAAGTGCTGGTGATGCAATTAAAAAGTTTGGTGCAGGTATATTAGGTGCTCTTGGAGATATGTTTGTTAAAATTGGTCTTGGTATTGTAATGGCTTCTAAGGCAATGATTGCAGTTCAATCATTTTTAACTTCCATGTTTAGCCCAGCAGGTGCTACGGCAGGATTACTTGGAGGTTTGGCATTAATGGCAGTCGGTGGGTTGCTGAAAGGAGTAAGTTCTGCATTATCTAAGCCAAAGGAATCAGCAGGTACTAGTGGTCAAACTCAATCGGTTGCTCAAAAGTCATCGGGTAGTAATTATACTTATGGTGGTTCATCTTATTCGGCACAAACTATTAGATTAGCTATTGACTTAACGGGAGCAATTACGGCAACTCAAACGGGTTATCAAATTAATAAATCTTTAGAAACAACACTTAGAGTAACAGGCAGACAATGATAGGATACGGAACTAAATACAAGTTTGAATTTGATGGGACTTGCAAACCATTTGCAACTCTATTAACTACAAAGTGTAAAGTATTAATCTTAAAGAAGGGATATAGTGGTGATATAACCGAGATACCTTATGGTCAAGCTACTCCCGTTGAGATTGACTATCCTACGGCAGATGATGACATCTTCTACCCTATTCGTGGTAGTGTGTTGTCATTTAAAGTATTAGGTGGTGCAATTGACATGGATTCTATTATCTCCGAGGATGAGAAAGAATATGTGTTAGAATACTATCGTGATGGTGCTTTATTTTGGACAGGATTTGTTTCTCCAGAGTTATGTGAAGAAGATATATTCTTGAAATACCCTGCTATTGAATTTAAGACTATTGATGGATTGAGTGCATTTAAGAACGCAACATTAAGAGAAACTAATGGTCGTGTGCTTTATGGATTTAATTCGTTTAAAGATATTATTGCAAGTGCTTTAAGATTTATTGGATATAATTATGAGTTTAATATCTTACTGAAATTAAAGAATAAGAATCCATTGCCTATTGATAGAATCATTGATTTGGTAGGCACATACACTAATGTATTTAGACAAAAAGGAAATCAACCATTGGGGGTTGATGTAATTATGAAGTCTATCTCCTATTTGTTTAATGTTGTAATGTATCAAAATAGAGGGCAATGGTTTATTATTAAGCCTAAGGATTTAGCTTTTGGTATTTATACAACAGATAAGTATGATAAAGATGGATTGTACATTGGTAGTGGTACTGTAAATCAATATAATCACGGAACTGATTTCTTGATTGTAGCAGAGCCAAAAAGAAAGATTCGTAGATTCTATAAGCAAGCACAAATTGATTATCAGTATTATAATGGTGATGCTATTTTTAATAGCAATTTCAATATTTTTACAAAGGATATTCCAGGGATATACACCTATGCAAAATATCAAACAGATGGCTTAGGTGGTGATGCTACCTTAACTGTTCTTGATACTGCATCAGGCACACCTCCTACACCATTTGCTTGGACATCTTTTACTCATGGTGGCAATGTGTATCCTTGTTTAAATAATTCAACAAATGAATGGGGTGTATCATTTAATGATATTGGTGCATACATTGAAACAAGTGTATTTGTCGCTAACGATGAAACATTCTCTTACACATTAGGAGTTTTATCTTATGTAGGATTTGAAGTGAGATTAGAAGCTCCAAGTCAAACAACAAAGTATTTAGTTAGTGGGACTTGGGGAACATCAAACCCTTCAATATACAAAACTGATATTATATCGGAAACCAATGTAAGTGTTCCTTATGATGGAACAGTTTACTTTAGAATGTATTTCTATCCAGCTTTTGAGGGGTTATATAATCAAATTATAACCTATTTTAATGCTGAATCAACCTATGGCGCTAATACAGTATTGCCATATAATGTTGAAAGTACAATTGCTACCAACCCGAAGGACACTTCAATTAACCCAAGTACAATTGAGGTATTTAATGGTAGTTACATCTTAAAGCAAGATGGAGTTACTACTATTACTGATGAATCAAACATTACAAGCAATGGATATACATTAAGTGAAACATATTACGAAAGAAACGAGGAATACGGGTATAAGATTCAAGAATTATCGGTAAGAAATGTTCTTAATCAATATTCAGATTATCGTAATATCTTCACGGGTACTATTATAGGTAAGAACTTAGAGTATGGTGCTATTTATAACTTCCCCGTTCAAGGTGCATTAGCTGATAAAAAGTTCTTCCCTCTTTCAATGAAGTTTAACGAAAGAGATTGTACTGCCGAGGTTGTGTTCATGGAACTTACTCCAAATGAGATTGAGCCTTCAATAAATTGTACACTATTTGATGTTGAAAACAACATCGTGTATCAGGAACTTAGTTCCTCTAAAAAAAAAATCGTAATGGGGTAGGTACTGACCTTGGTCAAGCAGGTGGTGCAGGCTCATTGTTCGACAAGTTTGTTGCCTTCTTTATGGATGATTTTATACCCGAATAACAATGCCAATAGAAACAAGAGAAATAGGATATTTTTATTATGTTAGTCGTTCAGCGATTGAGATGTATGGGAGTGGCGACTTTGCCACTTCTACTGATACAGGATATGTCTATGGATGGACAGAAACATTACCCGAATTTAGATTAGTAGCATACTTAAACACCTTTACATTTGACACAACTGAAGCAAAAGCTGGTTTACAATTTCGCCAAGAGGCAAAGAATAATGTTCCATTTGTTGGAATGTTTCTTGATGGCAATGGGGAGTTAAAGATATATCGTAGAACAAAGGTCGATGGAAGCATTTCTTTTGGCGTTTCAGCCACTTTAGGAGTTACCGAAGGTGTTTGGTTAGAGATGAAGAAAATCTCAGGGGAAATCGAATTTAACTACTCTTTAGACCCTGAATCAACTGCATTAAATGCCGTAACTTGGACTAACTTAGATACTATCTACGATGAAACGGAATCATACCCAACATTGGAAAAGCATTTAAGTTGTAGTAGTGGTTCAGATAATGTAAATTTGGCTTATTATACAAAGGTTTATACGGAAGATTGTTGGATTAGTCCAATAGGGCAAAAAGAAGATTAGCAATGGCAATAAAGACATTAAGAGTATTTCAAGAGTTTACTTCCGAGGGGTATGTTCCTATGCCTCCTGCGGGAAACATTGACTATGGTTATACTATTGCAGGTACATTCCCTGAAGAAACTCCAACTACATTTCAATTAGATGACCCCGACTTAGATGTTGAGGTTACTGAAATGACTGACTTCTATGTTTGGATTCGTTCGCATGGTGCGGAGTGGAATATTAACTATACTCGTAATGTTCGTGTTTATCCCGATAGCCCATTGATTAACAATGTGGTAATGGGTATTATAATTGCCAATCTTGATTATACCGTTCCTTATGTTGGAGCAACCGAGAATGTAGATTTAGGTGAGTTTGGATTAAGTGGAGGTTTTCTACACTTAGATAATACACCAACTACTGCAAATATACCTACTACCCCAGGAACAATGGTTTGGAATGATGTAGATGGCACATCAGACCTTATTCTTAAAAGAGGTAATGTTAGATTACAAATTGGGCAAGAAAGCGTTGTCCCCACTATTAATAAATCAGGTCTTACCCTTGATGAAGGAGATTTTAGAGCCGTTAGATTCCGTTCCGTAGCTGAAGGTGGGGCGCAAGGACAAAGACTTGCAGTTGTATTAGCACAAGCGAATAGTGATGCTAATTCAGCTACTACTATTGGATTAGTAACCGAAACTATTATAAATAACGCTGAAGGATTTATTACTACAAGTGGTAATGTTAGAGAAATAAATACAACAGGTGCCAAATCTTGGGGAGGTACTGAAACTTGGGTTGATGGGGATATTTTATATTTATCTCCTACTCATGCAGGATATTTGACTAATGTAAAACCACAAGCACCAGACCATACTATTATTATTGGTTGGATAGCTTATGCTCATGCAATTCACGGAAAGATATTTGTTAAGGTTGATAATGGCTATGAGTTAGATGAACTACATAATGTAAAGATTACTAATCCTGTTCTTGATGACTTCCTTATGTATGATACTACACTTAATGTGTGGAAAAATAAGGATATGCATGGAACTAAGGGTTATATCCCTTACTTTAATGATACAACATTGTTCCTTAACTCTCCTTTTTGGACAGATGGTGGATTGATTGGTGTAAATACAATCACACCTCGTTCATTAATGGATTTGAAGGGTACTACTGCCTATACTAAACTAATTGTTGATAACAATGGTCCAACGGGTGGTGGTATGTTTAGTGCCTATCAAAATGGTGCTGAAACTGCAATGTTTGGTACTGATGCTCACTATCAAGCTAATACTTCTTTAGATGCTGCCATTGTAGCTAAGAAAGCTGGTGGTGGAATTCAATTCTACACAAATGGGTCTAACTCTGAGAAGGTAGGAATTAATTCCGATGGCAATATGTTTGTTGGGCAAACTCCAACATGGACTTCTTCTGCTACCAACTTCATTGTAAGAGGTAAGACAGGTGCAGGTCATATTGGTGTTATGCACTACGATATGTCTATTAAGGGCTTTATGAATACTCTTAATAGCGTGTTCCAAATTGGAACATCTACATTTCATTCTTTAGCTTTCTTAGTTGAGAATAGCGAAAGAGGTAGAGTTAATTCAAGTGGCAGATTACTTTGGGGCACAACAACTGATAATGGTGTTGATTTAGTTCAAATCAATGGCTCAATAGTAGCTTCTTCTATTAAGAAAAGTGGAGGAACATCAAGCCAATACTTAATGGCTGATGGAAGTGTTTCAACGGGTTCATCTTTGACCACTTCTCCGCCTTTATCTATTACGAGTGGTGTAATTAGCATTTCTCAAGCAAGTGGCACAACTAATGGTTATTTAAGTTCAACCGATTGGACTACATTTAATGCAAAACAAAATGCTTTAAGTGGAACTGGATTTGTGAAAGTTGCAGGTAGTACAATAAGCTATGATAATACCACTTATACCCCTACTTCTCGTTTAATTACGATTAATGGCACTTCTTATGATTTAAGTGCCGATAGGTCATGGACAATTACTCCAGGAAGTGGTATGCGTAATGTTCAATCATTTACTGCAACTTCGGGTCAAACTACCTTCACAATCACGGGTGGATACACCGTTGGATTAGTTGATGTATATGTCAATGGAGCAAGATTAAGCCCTTCTGATTATACCGCTTCCAATGGAACTACGGTAGTATTAGGTATAGGTGTTGTAACAAATGACATTGTTGATTTTGTTTCCTATACGGCAAGCCTTTCAAGTGGAATTAATGGTAGTGGAACTACAAATTACATTCCTAAGTTTACGGCTTCAAATGTACTTGGAGATTCATTGATTTATAGCAACTCAACAAATGTTGGTATTGGAACGGCTTCACCTTCGGCAGTTCTTCATGTAATTGGTACTATACTTTCTTCGAGTTCGGTAACCGCAACTTCATTTGTTAAATCGGGTGGAACTTCTGCACAAATCTTAGCTGCCGATGGTTCTGTAATTACGGCAGGAACTAACATCACAATTAGTGGTGGGGTTATTTCATCAAGTGGTGGTGGAAGTGGAACTGTAACAGGTACAGGTACTTCTGGGTATATTGCAAAGTGGAATGGTACTTCTTCTATCAATGGGTCTTTAATTTATTCTAATGGCACAGGTATTTCATTTTTCAATACATTAGGAGGAACAGGTTATGCTTTGGAATTTAATAATAATGCTGGTCAGCCAAGAATTGATTTTGTTGAAAATGGTGTTTATACAGGGGCAGTAAAATCATATAATTCGGCATTATGGTTATCTAATAATTCGGCAAATCCTGTTATTATTGGTACATCGGGTACTGAAAGAATGAGAATTGCATCAAATGGATATGTAGGAATTGGAACTTCTTCTTCATCAAGACCATTAGAAATTTATGGAGCAGATAATCTTTCAACATCACAAGTAAGAATTAAATCAGTTGGCTCTATTGGTGGTAGAACTTTACATTTGGGTCATTTTGCTAATACTTCATACATATCAAATGCTGGATGCTATAATAGTGGTTGGGTAACTGATAGTGCATCTACTCCAATGTCTGGTATTTTTATGGATTCCGTAAGTGGAGATGCAAATATTACATTTTATACTTCAGTTACGAATAATGCTGCACCAACTTTAAGGATGACAATAAAAGGGAATGGTATAATAAATTTAGCAAATGTCCCCACTTCATCTGCTGGGTTATCAAGTGGAGATATTTATAAAGCAGCAGGGGTTTTAATGATAGTTTAAAAAAGTAATATGTCAAAGAATACTGATTTATCGGAATTAATTAATTATGTGAAAGGGGCTTCATCAGGAAAGCTAACTTTCCCATTCTATACTTCTACTACCTCATTTACAGGTACAGTAGCAGGATACCTTGCATTTGACTCAAGTGGTAATATCTTAACCACTACTTCTCCTGCTACACAATGGACTACAAGTGGTGCTAATATTTATTATAACACAGGTAATGTTGGTATTAATAATGCTTCACCTGCATACAAGTTAGATGTTGTTGGAGATATTAACATTACGGGTGCATTTCGTATCAATGGTACTTCTATTGGAACGGGTGGAGGTGGAGGTGTATCGGGTAGTGGTACAACTAACTATTTAACAAAATGGAGTGGTGCAACATCTTTGACTAATAGCATTGCATTTGATGATGGAAGTAGCTTTATGATTGGTGGAACAACAAGTTTATATAAACTAACTGTTCAGCCTGCTTCTAACATCAACTTTGGAATTGGTAAGCAAACATTAAACTCAACCGATGATTCAATATTTGTGAACTCGGTTAATAATAGTTATACTTCTATCCCAATGTTAATTAATGCCTCTCACATGGGTTTCTACATTGGATACTCGGAAGCAATGAGAATTACATCTTCTAAGATTATCTTAATCAACACTACAAGTGGTGTTAGTGGAGGTGGTATTCTTCAAGTTAATGGTGATGTTAATATTAGTGGTACATTTAAAGTTAATGGAGTTGCAATTGGTACAGGAGGTGGTAGTGGTAATATTAGTGGTAGTGGAACTGCTGATTATGTGGCAATGTTTACGGCAGGAACAACTATTGGTTCATCAAGCATCAAAACTGTTCCATTTGGTTCTTCTACAATGACATCTTTATTCTTTCTTTCAAGCAGTGGACTAAACATTGGATACATTTCTTTAACTTCAAGTTCAACAAGTACAGGGACAATGGTAATGAATGTTCGTAAGGAATTTACAGGAGGTTATACAAGTGGAGATTTATTAATAAGTTCTACAAGGGTGCTATTTTCTGATGGAATTAGAGCAAGCAATTTACCTGTATATAGTACGGGACTTAGTGATGGAGATTTTTACCGAGATGGAGAGTATGTTAAAATTTATTTTACTCCATAATTTCATAAATATTATTATATTTGCTCAATCAAAAACATAAACATCCAAACAAAATGAAAACAAATGCAGATTTATTGACACTTGTTCAATTCTTAAATGCTTCGGTAGGAGTAGGAAAGACTAAGGGTCAAAAGAAATTAATCAAGATTGGAGAAAGAATCCAAAAGTATCTTGATGAGTTTAATGAAAAGAAAGAGGAACTTCGTTTAGATAATGCTTCCGTTGATAAAGATGGAAACTTATTGTTAAATGAAAAAGGTGAATATAATTTTAATAAAGAAGGGGTTAAAAAGCTAAACTCTCAATTGAAGGACTTATTATTAACTGAAATTAGCTTTGAGCCAATTCATGTTATTAATCCTGAAGGTTTAGATTCTTATCCATTCTTAAACGGTTGGGTTAAAGGAGTGGAATTTAAGCAAGTAGAAGAAATAGAACTATAATAGATATGGCAGTAGAATTTAAGTGGATTGTAGTACAATTAGACACTAAGCCCCAAGAGGATGGCTTACAAGATGTTGTATCCGTTGTTCATTGGAGAAGAAATGCTACCGATGGAGATTATATTGCCGAATCTTATGGTACTATGGGTTGTGCTACTCCAAGTTCTACTGATTTTACTGCCTATCCAGACTTAACTCAAGCACAAGTTGAATCTTGGCTTGATGCAGGACTTGATGTATTTACTATTGATAATGGATTAGTAAATGTCATTGATACTCAAAAGAATCCTCCTATTGTTACACTTCCATTGCCTTGGATAACTCCTCAATCGTAATGAATTTAGATGATATAATTGTTCCTTCGATTACAGGTGCTATCGGTGCTTTCATCTCTTGGCTTTTTGGTCGCAAGAAAGAAAATGTTGAGGTTCAAGGAAGTGAAATTACTAATACACAAGAGGCTATTAAAATCTGGAGAGAGATGGCACAAGAGATGTCTGATAAGGTAAAGGAATTAAGTGATAAAGTGGATGCTCTAACACAAGAGGTTCACTCACTTAGAACTGAAAACTCCGATTTAAAACACAAATTAGGACTTGATGAAAATCACAAAAGTAAGCCAACAAGGGCTAAATCTAATTAAAAAATACGAAGGCTTTAAATCTAAGCCATATTTGTGCCCTTCTTCCGTGCCTACGATAGGTTTCGGAAGCACCTACTACGAAGATGGGCATAAAGTCAAACTTACCGACCCACCAATTACCGAAGAAGAAGCCACAACATTGTTGATGGCTCTTTTAGTTTCATTTGAGAAAGCAGTTGATTCTTATTGTAGAGATGACATTAGTCAAGGCAACTTTGATGCTTTGGTTTCATTTGCTTACAATTGTGGAACTTCTGCTTTAAAAAGTTCAACACTTCTTAGATTAGTTAATGCTAACCCAAATAACCCTAAGATAGCTGATGAATTTAGAAAGTGGAATCGTGGTGGTGGTAGAGTTATTCCAGGATTAGCCAAACGCAGAGAAGAAGAAGCTAAACTCTACTTCTCATAAACTCCAAACCAATGAAACGAATTTTAATCTTTACACTAATCTCACTCGGTTCGTGTAAGCCACAAAAGAGTATTACTTCAATCAAAGAGGTAATCAAAACGGACACAATTCACATTACTAACAATGTAGAAATCTTTCGTGCAGTACACGATACTTTAACGATTGAGAATCCATGCGATTCTTTGCGTTTAAAGGACTTTTATTACAAATCAAACCTGCCACAAGGGAAGGTAATAATTCGTTCGGTACAAGGCAAAATACAGGCTACTATTGATATTGATTCTATTAGACAATTTTATTCGGCAATATATCAAGGTCAAAAGAGTACTAATATTTTGTACACCAATAGAGATGTAATCAAATACAAAGTTCCTTCTTGGGCTATCACAACAATCTTAATCGAAACTCTTATAATCGGATTGTATTTATACTTCCGACTTATTTGGAAATAATCTAAACAATGGAAAAGAAAGGATTTAAGCAAGTAGTTCTTGAAGCTATTAGAATTACTCGTGAACTCGGAGTAAGTAAGAGAGAGGCATCAAGGAGAGCAGTAGAGGGGACTGATTATGCCTTTGAAACTATTAGTCGTTCAATGCCAAGATATGAACGAAGATTAGACAAAGAAAATGAGCATCAAGGACTTGCAAAACATTGCGAAGAAAGGGGAATAGATATTAACGATGTTACTCTTTATTGGGATAAGACTAAGGAATATTCGGTTGCAGTTAGGTTGGATAAGAACCAAGTAACTTATGAGAATTTAAGGGATGAGATTATTGAGAGAATGGATGCTCACTCACCTAAGTACCCTAACATTGAAAGGGAGTTCTTAGTTGATGGGCATTTATTGGTTATTGACCCAGCAGATGTCCATATTGGTAAATTAGCTACCTCTTTTGAATCGGGTGAAGATTATAATGCACAAATAGCCGTTCGTAGAGTACACGAAGGTGTAGAAGGAATTTTACAAAAGGTTAAAGGATTTAATATTGACCAAATCATGCTAATTATTGGTAATGATATACTTCATGTTGATTCACCTAAAAACACAACCACCTCGGGAACTTCACAAGATGTTTGCCAAATGTGGTATGACAACTTCTTAATGGCTAAACAACTTTATGTTGAGGTTATTGAGAAGCTAACAAGTGTAGCTGATGTTCATGTAGTATTCAACCCTTCTAATCATGATTATACTAATGGTTTCTTTTTGGCAGATGCAATCAAGTCTTGGTTCAGACATTCAGCAAACATTACATTTGATTGCTCAATTGCCCACCGAAAATATTATCGTTACTTTGAGAATCTTATTGGGACTACGCATGGTGATGGGGCTAAACAAAGTGATTTAGGATTATTAATGGCTGAGGAGGCTAAGAAAGATTGGGGTGATACTAAGCATAGATACTTTTATACACACCATGTCCACCATAAGACATCTAAGGACATGATTGGCTTGACCATTGAATCTCTTAGAAGCCCAAGTGGAACTGATTCTTGGCATCACCGTAATGGTTATGGTGTAGGTGGAGTTAAGGCAATTGAGGGATTCTTGCACTCAAAAGTGCATGGTCAAATTTGTAGGATTACACATATATTTTAATACCTTTGTAATGCGTTCATCGTGTTTCATTGGGTGTTGTGGTTTGATTAGCAAGGTCGGGGAATATCTCCGACTTTTGCTTTTTACAAGAAAAATACCCACCAACAAAGTCAATGGGTATTCTACAATCACACTATGAAAATCAAACTAAAAACTTGGTGGAACATAAGCTGGGTTAGTTTCCCTAATCTTACTCGTTGCCACATCAATATATAAATCAGCAGTCCTTGTATCCCCATCTCGATTCTTCATGAATATGTACTCAATAACATTATCATAAACTACATTAGGATTACCTTCTTCTTTTGCTTTTTCGTACTTATAATAGTCATCACGATACAAGCCAATAACAACCGAAGCATCCTGTTCTATCTGACCCGAAGAACGCAAATCAGATAGCTTTGGTCGGTGTGATGTTCTACCCTCTGATTGTCGGTTTAATTGTGCTGCACAAAGGAATGGAATGTTTAATTTCTTGGCTAATTGTTGAATCTTTTTTGATACTGAGCCCACAACTGCCGTTTCATCATTTGAACGAATAGAATTGTCGGTGATAAGTTGTAGATAATCCACAACAACCATATCAATATTCTTTTCCCTAACAATCTTTTGTATTAATGTGGATAGGTAATTAATATCTCGGTTAGCCCCATCGTACCAAGTAATTGGTAGCTTTTCTAACTTAGTTACTGCCTCTTTTTGAATGTTATTAAATTGGTTAATGTCTATACGACCTGTTTTAATCTTTGAGTAAGGAGTAGAATCATCTAATTGCCCACTAATCATACGATATACTAATGACACCACAGGCATCTCTAATGATAAGAATAATACCTTCTTATTCATTTCCCCTGCACACCGAGAATGTTCAAGTAAGCAAATAGTTTTCCCTTGTCCTGGTCGTGCTGCAAACAAGATAACATTGCCTTTTAACCAACCACCTGTAACATTGTCAAGAATATTGTAACCCGTTGGAACTCCCGATAAGCTACCATTAGTCATTACATCTCCAATGTTGTTAATAGCATCACTTAATGCATGCTTCATGTCCAATACCTCATTAGTATCGTTTTGTATTAATTCATTTGAAGTAACACTGTTAATCTTATCCACAATTGTAAAATAATCTTCACCATTGACCAATGAGTTATTTACTTCACGACTAAGGGCTAATAAATCCCTCTTACCCTTCAATTCAGCTAAGTATAGAATTACCTCTTGGGCATTTAATGGAGTTCTTGTGGTTGATGCCATCATTACATCTACCCAATCATTGCTTCCTTTTGATTTTAAGCGTATAATAATATCCGATTGTGTGAATGTGCCTTTTTCGGAAAATAATTCAACACAAGTCAAATAAACGGCTTTAGTTGTCCCGAAGTGAAACACATCGGGAGTGATAATCTTTTGAATGTCTTTTGTGTAGCTTGGGTGATTCATCAAAAGGGCTAAGATTTCCCTTTCGGCATCTAAATCGGTAAATGCTACTTTGTCTAATTGTTTCATAGTGTTGTTGTTTACTAAAACTTAAATGGGTTCGCCACATTTGGTCTATTTATGCCTCTTGGCATATATCCTTCATCTTCCCAAGTGCGTTGATTAAGATATGTAACGGGGTGTTTTCTAAACTTAATATCTGGTGTTGATTTTAAATAGTGTGGCAAAGTTTCAAATATTTTCTCAATATCTTTCATTGGTAGCTTTAAAAACTTTGTTTTTGCATCCTTTGTCCCAATCTTTTTGTCATAAAGATTCCAAAACTTGCTAAATGCCTCCTCTTTTTCATTGACCTCTTTGAGTATTTCTTGGGCACTCACTTTGGGTAATTGTGGCATTGCTAAAGGCTTATCAATATGGTAAATTAATTCTAACCCTTCCGTTGCACTTAACTTTGTTTCATTAAGTGAATCAAGTAATTCTTGGTCCTTGATTGCGTAGTGAAACTTGCTTAATAATTCTTGCAAGAAATCACCGAGTGCTAATTGTTTAGTTTTCATTGTGTTTGTTGTATATGTGAATCTTTACAATTGGGTTATTTTTTATTAAATATTCAATTCTACGCTTTATGATTAATTCGGCTTCATTTATTGAATCACATGAAGCATGATAATCTCTATATGATGACCAAATAAATTCTGGAAAATTATTATCAAGATACATCCACACAAACCATTTTTTTTCTTGTGCGTAAAATCTATCTCTTATCTCTAATACCCTATATTTTCTCTTTTTCATTATACCAATCTTTAAATTTCTTAATTTTTACAAAAGATGCTCGTTTTTCGGAATACCCAGGTTCTTTTAATCTTAGAATCCATATACCAAGCGTGTAGTGTGAATTATCGCATATACTCCCATCAAAACACTTGTAATTAATTAATGGCTCTTTTGTTTCAATAAAGTTAGTAGCCCAATCAATTGCCATTTGGTAGTATTCATCTTGCTTAGATTGCTCCATTGAGTTGTCGTTTAGCTAATCGTTGCATTTTTGCGTTGTAATTCTTTCTAATCTCCGCATCGGTTATGTCATAAATCTTAAACCAACCATTAACCATAAGTCTAAGTGATAATTTTCTTTTACAATCGCATACAAATGCCATGTGTCCAATATTACCACATTTATCAAATCTTTCGATTATTGTAGTCTTTGAGTAATCCTTAGAACAAGATGGGCAGATTAAGATGTTCTGGGTTATTGTTTGGGTTCTACTTGGCATAGAATCTTAAATTTGAATTATTTTTAACTCTACCAATTAACATATTAGATAAGTGGCTTCTTGATACCCCAAAATATTCTGCTGCAAATGTTACACTTTGAAATACTTTACCCGTAATCATATCAACCACCTTCTTATTAGGTTTTGTTACCTTTTGCAATCCATTCGCAAAAGAATGTTTTGCATTTTCAGACTGAGTTACCCACTCTAAGTTTTCTAATCTATTGTCGTGCTTAATACCATTTATATGATTCACTTGTGGTTTATTATTTGGATTGTCAATAAAGCATATAGCCATAAGTCTATGTTGAGAGAAATTTACACCTTTATTATTTACCAAAATTTGAGTACGCATATATCCATTAGAGGATTTGGTGAATTTCTTAAATTTACCTGTCTTATTATTGTATAATCTACCATCAGAATAAATAATATAGGTGCTATTGGGTATAATTGCCGTTAGTTTATTTTCCATTGTCTTGTTGTTTATCAATCCAATCTTGAATTTCATTGGATGTTGGTGCATAATTCTTACCCTTAATTCGTGTTATAGAATTATGAGCAAGCTTTATTAGTTTGGATATTTCCTTGTTCATTGTCTTGTTGTTTAGTAATGTCTAATAATTGATTGAAAATACTCTGTGCCTGTTCTCCCCAAAACAAATCACACTTGCCATTTTTTATCGGTAATTCTGCAAAATAAGTTTGATTATAAAAATTTGGCTCTGCCATAAATCTATGGCACTTTAATTTTATGTCACATCCTTCGCCTTTACATTTAGTTATGTCCATTGTCTTTTTGTTTAGCTATCTCTATAAGTTTATCAATACAAACATTCTGTGCTTCTTCGTAGGTATTAAAAATATCATCAGTCCAATCGTCTAAATGACCTTGCCAAATAACATAGCTAAATACATTTTTCCCTTCTGTATATCCTCCTTCTATTATTCCAATTATATTATACTTCTCCCTAAACCATCTAAATACTTGTTGTTTAAGTGGGGCTGAAACAAATAACGGGAAACCATAATGACTGTTCCAATTTTTTAATCCAATACAGGTTCTTAGTTCTTTTTCATTATCAAAATAACAAAAACACATATCATCAAAACATAATTCCTTTAAGGCTAATGCTTGCTCGTATTTTACAAATTCATTTACCATTGCACTTATGATTTAGTTTGAAAGTATTGTATTGGCATCCATAGTAATAATAAGTTGAATCAAAGTCTTCATGAAAGCTATCATCAAACTCCCCAAACTTATATTCCAAGGGTATTTGCGTGTTCATCATCTGAGATTTTGAACTCCATGACAAAATAGTTATAAGCGATAACACTAATAGGATTGCAATTAGGAATCTTTTTAAGTTCTTCATACTCTTGTAGCATTTTGGCGATTACCTCCCGATTGTCCTTTAATGCTTTTTCTTGTTGCGACTGCTTGCTTGCCATAAAGTTTTACATAATTAAGTTTTAATTGATAATCTAAGTTTGTTCCCCATTCGGAATATGTTAAACCAAGTTGGTTTGTTTTGAATTTGTGTTGTGCTTTCATGATTAAAATAGGTAAGAGTTAATATAATATTGGTCAATGTCTAAGTAAGAGTTTACTCCAAAAAAGTTGTTATAAACTTCAACCCCTTTAGCAACTTTATCCCATCCATTCTCAAGAAACTCATCCGAGCATTGAAAAAATCCTAAACGATTAGTTCCCTTTTCGATGACAATAAATGCCATCTTTTTGCCAAATAATTGCTGATAAATTGCAGCCTGGGAATCATAGTTATACTTCTTGGCTGAATACTTAAAATCATCAAGTGATGTTGTGGTTTTCAGGTCATAAATCATATCGCCATTGATAATGTCAGCCTTGCCCTTAAAAGGCAGATTCATAATCTCACCTACCATTGGTACTTCGTACTTACAACCATTATCCCAAACCAATTTAGATAACTCACGATTGTTTCTCAAAGCCTTAACCATCCAATCTACCTCATCAGCCTCCTTAGTCAAAAGCATAAAGTCTAATCCTCTATCCTTGCAAGCATCTTTGTATAAATTAGTAGTACGAGTAGAAGCATCAACTAAAGGAAAATCTTTGAGTTTATGGGGTTCTAATACTGCCTGATGGAAATAATTCCCTTGTAGCATGGCTAATGTTTTTTCCTGGGGGACTTTGAACATTTTAGGATTTCTCAATAAAATTCCTATATCTGAATTTGACAGAAACTGCCTGCCATATTCGCCATAATAATTTTCATCTTGCTTTAGCAATTCAATTGTTTCATTGTCCATATTATAAATATTTTAGTGTTGTTTTGTTTTTAATTTGACCGTTAAGCATTTTTCTCAATCTAAACTTATCAAATTTTAAATGGAATGATGCCTCAATAGTTGAACAAAAAATTACACCCGTTTTGGTATCTAATACTTTTTTCATTTTATATGATGCAATCTTATTTCTTGTTTCTTTTGTAATAATCCTTTTTAACACATCATAAGAATGAATTACATTTTCTCTATTGGTTACCCATTCTAAATTTTCAACCCTATTATCTGTTCTAACTCCATTTAAGTGATTTACTTGTGGTTTATTTTGTGAATTATCAATAAAGGCATTAGCAACTAATCTGTGAACACGATAGGTTTTGTATTCGCCATTTTTACTTAATGATAGAGTATTATATCCATCTGATAAGAATTTTTTTAAAATTTTCTCTTTACCAGTTTTCTTATAATTGGTGCTTTTTATTCTGCCAAAATTACTAACACAATAAACACCATTGTAACCTTCTATATCCTTCCAAATCTCTTGCATATTTTTAGTTTTTAAATGTTACTTGATATTTAGCTTTAAAATAATCTCTTACATCTCCACTTGGGCTCAACTCATCAAAGTCATCTGGGTATATCCCATTAACCATAAACTCTAAGAGTTGAAAGATTTGGTGCCAATGGGCATTAGAGAGAATCTCTTGTTGTTCTAACCACTTTGGGTCATTGGGCACTATACCATTCATTTGCTATGATGTTTAAATATTCTTGAACTTGTGGGTCTTTAATTTTCCCATAAACATGAGATTGAACGATTCCTATCGTGTACTCTCTACCTCGGTATGGAAGTTTTTTATCTTTGTTTAATCTATTTGCAGTTTCGATAAACAATTCTGAATAACTTCTTTCTCTTGGTATCGGTAGTTTTTCTTTTGATTTACTCATAATACCTTAAATGCTATAATGTTGTTGATTGGAATACACATTTGTTTTACCAACTTAGGCAACATTTCTCTTTTGCCTTTTGTGATGTGTTCCTCCATGATTGAGAAGTTTAGGAATGGTTCGGGGTGGTTAATAATAACCATATTCCCCGATTCCGTAACACCTAAAATTTCGGATTCTAAATCTTCTTCTAAGTTTCCTAATTTGAAGATAAATCTTGCTTTATAGCCAACACTTCTTTCAATTGTCTTGACTAAGTTATTTGCGTTTCGTGTCATTGTGTGTTGTGATTAATTTAGTTTAACGAATCAATGGTTTCATTGAAGTTTATGATTTTTATTTCTTCACTTTTAAATGCCCCATTATCAAATACCAATGTCCCTTCATTTCTACCTTGTTCTGTAATTGAGTTTTGAGATATTTCAATAACTCCTTCTGCAAGAATCCATTTGCGAATAATAGCTTCTCCTTCTCTTACTGTAATCTTGATAAATCTTTTCATTGTATTTATTATTTAAAATGTAAACTAAAATGGCAATGGATTTGAATCTTCCTCTACTTTATCTAAGTTAAATGCTTCTTGCTTAGGTGCATCCATTGCAAACTTAGCCTTATACTCAGGTGTAGCACTAATCTTATCAGCTAACCACTCTGGCAAAGTCATAAACAAATCTTGATTCCAAGAATCGTAAGCTAAAATACGAGTTGAATTAACTTGCTCAGGGCATTGTAATCCCTTAGGAATAGGGGTTATTCCTGTTATGTTAGCATAAGTCTTTGTGCCATCGGCAGATGCTTTGTGGACAATGTTAAGCATACATGGTGCACCAACTAATTTAGTGATGTCAAAGTTAGCTGCCTCAGAATCAGTAAATGCTTTACCTCTCCAGGATTCCAACATCTTGCGTAATGTCGATTTCTCATTGAATGATAATGTGAAGTCTTTAGAGATAACAAAAGGTTTAGCTTCTTCACCTTCTTTGAATACTGCCGTTTCTAGTGGTAATTCAAAATCCACCATAACCTTATGTAGTTTCTTTTTCTCACCCATATACTCTTGTTCTACTGTACCGATTTGAATCATACCGTAGCATCTTGCTACATGGTTTCCTGCTGGTACTACTTTGCGTTCGATGCTTCCACCTCCGCTTGATTTAGCGATAATTGCCATTGTGTAAATTGTTTAATTGTTAATAGATATACTTAATAAATTTTGCATTACTTACTTGACATTCATTGCGAATAATGTCAATAATTTCCCAAAGGTTTGGGTCGAAACTCCAAGTCATTGTATAATAACCTGATTCATCCTTGAATTGTGCTTTAATTACCTTCATTTTGTTTGTGTTGTTGTTTGTTGTACAATATTAGTAAACATTTATATAACAACAAAATAAATATTAAAAAATATTTAAAAATTAATCAAAAAAAAATAAAAAAGGGCTCTAATAATGCCAAGCCCTTCTTTTTTCTTGTAAATATTTTTCGTTTTTGAGTTCTTTAATCTCCTGCTCCTGGGATAAAATAACTTTATTAAGAGTTTCAATGATTCTAACTTTAATAGATAATTCATCATTTAATTTGAAGCATTCTCTAACAACTTCATCAAATTGTCCTTGCAACTCATTAACATCACATTTTAGTCTTTTAAGGTATAGAGCCCCATCAAGCATTTCTTCGTATGCGTGTTGAATCCAATCTGTTACTTCTAAATCTTCTCGGTCAAGTGTATTGTTATACTTCTTTATCCCAATTTGAGAACGAATGTGTAAATCTTCTCTTACACTTTCTACTATGCTATCTACCTTCATATTTATTTAAGTCTATTGTATATTCTAATAATAATTTATTCAACCGGTCATTCAATTCGGCTCTCTTATTATCTTCCATTAAATCCATCTCTAATCCAATGGCAAAGAACTTTTCCATTACATAGGATGCGTTCACAAATTGGTCTAAGACATTATTCATGTCCACTCCTTGTGTTTCCTTGCTTGCAAAAATGTGATTGATAGATTTCTCTAATTCGCCCTTTAATTGATTGGTGAGATACTTAACCTTCTTTACATTATTTGATGAGTTAGCCCACTTGTCCTCTATAAAGTCGGTCATGAAGTTAGCTAAGCTATAATAAGTTAAAAACTTGTGTGATTCTTTTTGGTTCATTTTGTGTTTTGGTTAAATAATTCTCGGAAATAATCAACTGGGATGTAGGCTATGGCAATCATTAGTTCAACAATTAGCCAAAATGTTTCTTTTAATTTCGCTTTCATTGTGTGTTTGGTTTAGTTTAAAAAAAAAATGATGTCTTTCCATCAGTCAGAATATCTTTACATTTAAGTTGGTAATATTCACGAGGAGGCGTAATATTCGGCTCATCCAACCCTTGTTCGTGCATCATTGCTTATGCCAACAAATCTAACTTTATAGCAACATTTAAGTTAGGGTTACTTTATATAACATAATCTACTTGTTCAATCAAAAATTCAATTCTTGGATTTTCCTTATCCAATCCTTTATATAAAAATAATTCTGCAACCTTATTGTCATTCTCAAAAGCATTAACCTTTTGCAATAAATCAAGGCAGGCTTTTGCACACCCATCCAAATCACTCTTTCTATTGGGATAGTACACCATTATTATTATCCTTAGATTACCTTCCAGGTTTGCATCTTTATAAACTTTACATTGCTCAATGAATGAAGCCTCATAATCTTTAAGTGCCTTAGTCTTATACATAAACTTACCACTAAAGCGATAAGAGTTAGACTTACTCGGTACAGTTCCGTAGATTACTTCCATTTGATACCGAAGCCTAATGAGAATATAATCCAAGAGAAATAAATTGATGCACTCTTATCCCATTTGTGGAGTGTGATGCAAGGCAAAATTTCAAGCCTATTCATAAATACTGTTAGTCTTATTTTCATATTACATTGATTCAAGTTCTTCTAATACATCATACCAAAAACTTTCTGATATTCTATCTAATTCACCATAATTAATAACTTTATCAACTGCAAACTTTGCCATCTCTAAGGCAATCGTTTCATTATACCCTTGCATTAATGCTTGAACATAAAATGATTTAGCTTGTTCTTTTGGTGTCATTTACTTTGATTTAATTTTAAATAATCTCTAATTTTTAACCAATCAGATAAAGCCCATTGTATTTCTTTTTGCTTTTCAATTTCATCCCAATTATTTTTATTAATGGAATAATATTTCTTTTTCATTTTCTTTAAGATGCTCATAGGTCGCAACATTTAAGTAGTATAATAATTGTACTTATAGCAATTAGCCAATAACACACTGCTACAAATTTGTGATTAATTTCATCCAATTCATTTTTCATAATTTCAAATTTATGATTTTCAAAAAAGTGCCTTATTTTTCAAATAGGAAAAAATAATTTTGAGAAAAAGAGGTGAAAAAAATTTTCACCCCTTTAATTAATCATCCTTTAACCTATACTATGAAAAACAATCTACTACTAATTAAATTTTGGAATCTCTATCCATTAAGTAAACCTTAATGAAATCCTTGAACATTCCTTGCCAACCGATTCCAAATCTTTCATCTACTTCCTTCTTTAATGCAGTTGGGATTCTTACCGAAATTACCGATGTTGGTTCACCTTGTGGGCGACCTGCTTTCTTTGGGTTTTCTACTGTTTTAATCTTCATTTTTTTCTTGTTGTGATTTCTTGTACAAATGTAAACATTTATTAATAATATTTGCAAACAATTATTAGAAAAATATTTTATAAATTAAAATTGTGATAATTAAATTTAGTCCAACGATAATCCACAAAAGGATTCCGACCAATTTTAGAATTTTTTCCGAAAAATTCCTGGGACTATCAGCTTTTTTACCCAAATGCCAATGGGCGACTTTTTCCACTTTTTCTTCACTCCAAAGTAGCTTATTTAGAATTGTTCTAAATAGTGTGGGTTTTGGTTTTGGGAATTGAATAAAGCCTATTAGTTCATAGTTTTTTTGTTTTTCTTGCTTTGTGTTCATAATCTTTAAAGTTTAAATTTAATTTAAGGTACTATATTTAGCGTTTAAGCCACTCAAATAGGTATGGTAATATGTTTCTATGTTTAGACCTATAAAAGTCGCTTAAAATCAATTTATCAAAGTATTAAGGCAATAGGATATTTTAGGCTACTAATAAGCCCTAATAAGTACCCCTATTTTTGCCCTTTCTTTTGACTTGTATCGCTTCGAATTGCTTCGCTTGATATATTGGTAAGGCTTTAAATAAATAAAGCCCACAAAGGGCTATAAATAAGAAAAGCCCAAAAAGGGCTATTTAATTAAGGGGTTAAATTAATATACCCCCTATTTAAACGACAAAAGCCCCTAAATTGGGGCTTCGTGTCTTTTTAACTGAATGTATTAATAAATTTACTTTGTCCCGTGTCAAGGTTAAAAATTCCTATTTCTATTCGGTATCCTTTGTTTTTGTGCAAATTACTCAAAAGACCTTTTGAATATTTAACTGTATCGTTAATTGAATTAAAACCCTTTTCGTAGACCGTTCGTAGTATTAATTCACCTTTATACCTTATGAAAATATTAATTTCATTATTTGGGTTTATTCTGAAACGCTTCATAGTGTTATTGATTAATTGCGTTTAAAAAATCTTTGTTAAAATCATTACTAAAATCTAAAATTTGTATCCGACATTTTTTACATTGGTATCTTGTTTCTAACATGTAGCATGCTATTTCAGCTTGACCTAAATTTGTCGCTTTTGTGTACAAAATTTCTTCAAAATTATTTTCGGGTTTAATACCCCAAATTATATATTCATTTTTCATAGTGTTGATTTTCTTTTGTTTCTTATAATTTCTTGAATTTGAGAAAAAATAGAATTTATCTTTTTGTCCAATTCTTTTTCTTCTATTGATTTTGGTAGCGAAATATCAATATTTGAAAATTTTCTTTTCTTTTCAGCTATTAATATATCTACTTGATTAATTAAAATATCCTTATTCATATATTGAATTAATTTTAATTTTTCGAATTGATTTTATAGCCTTTTGTCCTAAATATTTAGGAAAATTTGTACTATCCCAAAAAATTTTGCTTTTGCAATTAGTAGGATATCCGTAATAAATTTCGCTACTATTTGAAATTACAATTTCATGCAATTGTGGGAAAATAGATATTTCCCATATATCATTTGAAAACAAAACTATGTTTTCTTTAAATATTGTTTTTGTTGAAAATTTCATAAGTTAAAAATTTATATTAAAATCATGCAATAAGTCAAAAAATGTATCTTTATGTAAAAATAAATTACCAGTTTGGTATGCGTAATTTTCATGCTTTTCGTGGTAATATTTATTTTCGATATAAACTTTTGTACCAGTATTAAAAATACATAGTTGAATAAGTAACCAGTCTTTTTTGTTATTAAAAACCTGATTAAGTCTTTTTTTAGGAATTGATAAAATTACCTCTTTTAGATTTTCCTTAGTTATCATTGTTTTTCGTGTTTTGTAGGTTAAAAATTATTAATAAGAAATATGTATAAAATCCACAAATTGGTCATTAAAAACCCTTTCATTTGATTTAATTAATGTACCTGAATAGGATAAAATAAAGGGCTTATTTTCATTGTATTTAGTGCCTAAAAATTCATTTATATTATTAGTATTAATTTCGTGCCTACATACTTTATTTTTCCAGTAGGATAAACTTTTTACTAAAACTGGAATAGGTTTTTTTGAATTGCATGAATTGTAAGTATATGCTATTATTTGCGTTTGCATTGTTTTTCGTGTTTTATGGGTTAAAAATTTATTTAGTTAAATTATAAAATTGAGTTAATCTCTCATTTGAGTATCCTATTAGAATTTTTTCGCTTATATATCCAGAATCTTGTAAATTAGCTATATAAGTTAAGCCGTTTTTTTCTATCTGAATTTCCTTAAATCTATTTGCCGAAAAGCTATAATTTTTACCAGGGAATAAATTATTTATTTCGGCTTCTTTTATGGTATTAAAAACATGACTTAAATTTTTGTCTTTTTTCTGGTCGTAGATAGCGTAATTTTTCATAATAGTATATTTTAAGGGGTTAAAAAATTAAGATAATAAATTAACAAGGGCTAAAATTATAAGTAACCCCCCTAATTGTTTTGCTAATTGGATAAGGTCTTTTTTAGTGTAGGATTCATCACCTAAAAATAATTCGATTAATTCGCGTTTTGTTGTGTTTTTCATTGTGTTATTAATTTTCGTTAAAAATAAAATCTAAGCCTAAAATTTTGATTTTGTAATTAATTGAATCTTGAGGGAAACGGTAGGATAATTTCTTATAATTTTCAGAAGTCAATATCCAGCCCTTACCGTTGTGCTCAATTGTTAAGTAATTGTCATTTTTTGTACTGTAAATTTCAAGTTCGTTAATTTCAAAATCTGTAATATACTTTCGTAAGTCTTGTAATTCTATTGTATCAATTTTGGTACAATTGTGGTCTAATATGCTTATTTGATTTTTCATTGTGTTTTTTGTTTTTGTGAATGATTGCGATACAAACATAATTAACGTATACAACAATACAAAAGAAAAGTAAATTATTTTTAAAAAAGTATGAAATTTAGAATGATTCTAAATAAGGAAACATTTTAAAAATACATCTCCTAAATACTTGCACAATTAAAATATTTCCTTTTTTTACCAATTACAATTTATTACACTATTAATTATACTATATATTACACTATTAAGTATTCTATTAAGTATTCTATTAAGTATTCTAATTAGTGTAAAAAAAAAGTATCCTAAGGAGTTAATCTTTCTTTCTTTTGCTTCTTTTCTTTCTTTCTATTAGAACTATTCCTTTTTGCTTATTTATAATCATTCTAAATAACATAAGTACCTTATTTAACCGAAACAATAGAACACTAAACAAATTGATTTTAAGCCCTTATTTATCCTTTGTTAATGTCTTTGTACTTGCATACCTATTTGAGCTCATTAGGTGGAAGATATGGGGCTTTATATGGGGTGCTATATGGTGGTTATTTGTTCATACCTTAATAGATACAAGTATCCTATTGCAAGGGCTTTTTTTTTT